CGATGGGTGACACCCGCCTGACCTTCGTCGTCCCTGGCAAGCCTCAAGGCAAGCAACGCGCACGTCGCGGACGTGGCGGTCAGTGGTACACGCCAAAAGAGACGGTAGTCTATGAGCGCGCCGTATCCAACAGCGCCATGGTGGCGATTGCGGCGGGCGGATTCAGAGTCCGCTATCCTGGTCCTGTGGAAGTGGCGGTCTACTGCTACTTCCCCGATGCTAGAAGACGGGATGCCGATAACGCGCTGAAATCGGTCCTTGATGGGATGCACGGTGTGGTATACTACGATGACACGCAAGTTGTTCGTGCCACTGTAGAAAAGGACATAGACAGGCAGCGGCCACGGACTATAGTAGTGGTTACGTATCTAAAGGAGGTATCGCCGTGAAATATGCAGTAGGAGTGGGAATGTTCTTGTTCTCGGCGTGGATGGTGTTCCTTGCGATTCGTGCAGTTCGGACGCTTGTCGAGGAGTATGCCGACCCCATTATGGAAAGGTCATGGCGCATCGGCGTGTCGGTGCTATTGGCACTGTGCATCATCATGGCGGTGTTTGACGCTGCCTTGGGTGCCTATTGGTTGATAGCCTAGGAGGAATCATGCATTTGCTCAATCGTCAAGACCGCGAAGACCTCGGCATGAATCAACTACCGCGTGAGGTACGCGACTACATCGCCGCGCTTGAAACAGAATACGAACTTGAGTAATTGGACACTGCCGGAGTAGTTGCGGCACATGCCGCACGTATATCCGGTGCCGGGGCTCGCGATTGCGGACGCGCAAGAGGCGGCGACCACTCAGATTCACTTCATTGTGGGCTAGTAGTGGAAAAAGGTGTGAGCAGTGTGCGGCTGGAAATAGGGGGCCGCACACACTAGAAGAGTTGGCAGATGTAGGATTGACCTCCGTTACACCGTACGCGGTGGCGGGGGTCTTTCTTTTGCTCAAGTTGGTAGAGCAGATGCATATTTATTATGCTATGGTGACTACCAATGGAGCCCTCCAGCGCGCTTGACTGCGCCTTCACGCAACTCAAGTCTAAGCAATCGCAACCAACCTACATCTACGCACTAGTTGACCCACGTCTTGAGACGCGGGCTGTTCGCTATGTGGGGAAGTCTGTCGACCCGCACCACCGCCTCATTGAGCACGCTAAGATGCACGGTCGACCGGGGCACAACGCACACAAAGAGAACTGGATTCGCCAGCTTCAGACGGCTGGTCTTGAGCCCATCATGCAAGTGCTACAGGAGTGCGGCAATGACGGCTCATGGTGCGAGGTGGAGTGGATTGCCTTGCTCAGGGCGCAGGGTGAGCCCCTGACGAACATGTCAACGGGCGGCACGGGTGGATGGCCTGTCCCGCTTGAGTCACGTCGCGCAACCAATGCGCGCTATTGGGCATCGCTGACCCCAGACCAGCAGCAAAATCGGCTGATGAAGCTGCGCGATGGACACCGCACGAAGGTGACCAGCGAACAGCTAGCCGCCTGGGGGCGCAAGGGTGCCGCATCTAAAACGGCTGACCAGCACGCGGAGTGCGGTCGCCGCAGTGCTGCAGCCAGAACTCACGAGCAATCTGTCGCGGCCGGCATAAAGGGTGCCGCGAAGCTCACGCATGAACAGCATGTAGAGCTTGGGAGACGGGCGAATGCCGCGCTAACGCATGAACAGCGGGTGGCGCGCACCATGAAGGCATGGGCGACCAAGAGGCGCAAGCAATCGGAGGCCGCAGCAAATGTCGTCTGATTTGGAGTGCGCCTTCGCTGCGCTGCGGTCAAAACAAGGTCGCTACTCCGAACTATACGACTATTATAATGGTCGGCAGAAACTTCAATATGCTACGGACCGCCTCAGGTCGACGTTCAAGGACATTACTGCTAGGTTTACTGAAAATTGGTGCAGCATTGTCGTGGATTCCCTCCTCGACCGCCTGCAGCTCAAGGGATTCAGGCTCGAAGACGAAGCCGCGAAGGCCGCGCTAGAAGAGTTGTGGGATGCGCTAGACCTCTCCCTTGACGCTGACGACATCGCCCGTGACGTAGCTGTCTGCGGCGAGGCATTCCTCATGGTGGAGAAGACAGACTCCGGAGTGCGCGCCTTCGCCAACGCGCCGCACCTTTGCACGGCTCACTACATGGAAGACAACCCGCGTGAGATGGAGTACGCCGCGAAGTGGTTTGACCTGAATGGCGTGGCGCATCTGACGCTCTATTACCCCGACGTCCTGATTCACTACATCGCCACGAAGCCGCGTGCCGAGGTTACTGAGTCAAAGGCATTCTCACTTGACCCTGCGTTCCCGGACGGCGAGGAAAAGAACCTCTACGGCCGCATCCCACTCTTCCATTTCCAGCGCGATCGAAACTCTGAGTACGGTGAACTCCAGAACGTCATCCCGCTCCAGAATGCCCTGAACAAGCTCTTTGCCGACATGATGGTGAGCGCGGAGTACGGCGCATTCCCCCAGCGTTGGGCGATTCTGCACGCGGGCACGAAGTCCGAGCTGAAGGCCGCCCCCAATACCATCCTAGAGATTCCGTTCGACGCCGAGAGTGGCCAGAAGCCAGAAGTCGGCCAGTTCGCCGCGACGCAACTAAAGAACTTCCTCGACGGCATCGACCATATCGCCATGAAGATCGCCGTGCTGACACGCACTCCGCGTCACTATCTGATGCAGAACGGTGACATGAGCGGCGAGGCCCTGATAGCCGAAGAGGCCCCGCTCACCCGCAAGGCCAAGAAGTACACGGACAGGCTCGGCGTCACGTGGTGCCAGGCAGTGCAGTTCATGCTGGAACTTCTAGGCCATGCGGTCACGCCGAATGACGTGGAGCCTGTGTGGGAGGACGTGCGCACAGTGCAGCCGCTCACTGAGTCAACGGTGCACTGGAATAACCAGCGCGCTGGTCTGCCTATCGAGGTCCAGCTAGAGGACGAGGGGTGGACGGACGAGCAAATCGCTCGCATTCACGAGGCTGATACGAATCGGACTATTAGGCAGACTGACGCAGGACAGGTTGCTCGCGACGAAGCGCTGCGGAGATTCAATGCCGGACGTGTACCGGGAGTACCGAACGCCACTCAAGGGGACTGAGGTGGCCGTGACTAAATCTGAGGGCGCGGCGGGCGACTTCACGGCGCGCTGCTACGCATACGTGCCAGATCCGTCCAAATCTAGTACTTGGCGTCTGAGGCTGTACAAGTCGCCGAATGACCAGACTCCAGATGCAAGTATCGTTGGCATGGCGATAGCAGCTCTCGGCGCAGGATTCCGTGGTAACAAGGTGCAGATACCCATATCTGCTATGTCAGCAGTCAAGGCCAAGGTCCGCGCCGCATGGAAGGCCGCTAACCCTGACAAGAAGCCCGAGGACATGCCCAGCGCTATCTCGGGCGCAAACGAACGAATCCGCGCGGCGGTGCGCAGGTGAGCGCAATCGGTTTGACGGGAATCAGGGGGCACTGAATGAACAGGGCTCGCACCGCCGCTCAATGGGACAACTACGACACGTATTGCATTCGCTCTGGCAATGTATGCGGATCTCATTGGGATAAGCGGTACGAACAACGCACTTATTGGGCTCGCGGTCGCCATGCTGAGGATTGGCGAGACGCCGTGTATCAGTGCGGAGAGGTTGTCCGCGACTTCTTTGCATTTCGGACGGTGGCCGAATGATTGAGTCCGCAGTCATCAGGGTCGCACGAGCCTTCCGAACTGCGATCCTCGCTCAAGATGCCGAACAGATGGCGCGTCTCGCCGACCGCTACTTGCAGATAGAACTGGGGCTTGAGGACATCATTGCGGCCTTGAGTGAACAGATCGCAGCTATGGAAGATGAAGGCCGCGCGACCTACTGGCAGATACAGAAGCTTGAGACATACCAGCGCTTGCAGTTGCGACTTGCTTATGAGCTAGATAACTACAACGCATGGGTTGCCTCGAACATTCGCGAGGAACAGCTCCGGTTTGCTGGACTCGGTACTGACCACGCTGCGTCACTCCTGAATGTGCAACGCAGCGGCACGGCCGTTCCTCTCACGTCTGCCGAGCGTGACCGCATCATGGCCATGGTCGGGTACGCAGGAGACGGCAGCCCGCTCTCTACTCTGCTTGCCAAGTCCGGTGATCTTGTCCGCAACGCCGTGACGCGTGAACTCTTGCAGGCCGTGTCCAAGGCGCAGAACCCTCGTCTGACCGCACGTGCTATCCGTAAGGCCACGGGCATGGCGCTCAACAGGGCAATGGCAATCGCGCGCACTGAGCAGTTGAGGGTGTACCGCGAGGCTACGGCCGCTAACTACCGCGCTAGCGGGATTCAGTGGTACCAGCGTATCGCGGCGCGCGACCCTGCCACCTGTCTCGGTTGCCTTTCGCTAGACGGAGAGATTAGCACGAGCGACGCGTCTGTTGACGACCACGTCGCCGGCAGATGCGTAGTGGGAGAAACACTCGTGTCAGGACCGCGCCCTCTAGCGTCCCTGAGCAGACTGTACGCCGGAGAGATGGTCACCCTGCGCACCGCGTCTGGGCAGGCGGTGACATGCACTCCTAACCACCCGGTGCTAACACAGCGTGGATGGATCAACGCGGAGAGCGTAGCCGTTGGGGACTACGTCCTCGCCTCCGACCGTCACAGTCACGTTGGAGTGGCTATTGAGGCGGTCCGGAATGAACCGAAGCGCACGAGCGCTTCCCCTTACTTTGGTTGCACTTGGGATGAGCTATCTGCACATTCTCTGGACAATGCGGCCCGCCAAGCGCAAGCGGAACTATGTGGTCAATGTGGAAGTCATCCGGGCCAACAGGCAGACCGCAGATTCCACACACGCCCTCATCGCGTTCGTAAATCTGCTCCCTATCAACGGGAGCGACAAACTGATTGCGCTTGCGAGCGATGCGTTGCTGATCATATTCGCGTCTCTCTTGGCGATGACTCGCACGGTACTTGGCGCAAGCGTCGCGGCGGTATGCAGGGTCATTCTCACGGCGCGCTGCTCGGCGCTGTCTCTGGTCGTCCTTGTGTTTTTGATACCAACGTTTCCGTTGTTCGCGAGCCGCCTCTGGATGAGACTGCTTCCAGCGAGCCGTCCGGCCGGATGCTGACATATGTATCTAGTATACCCGGGCACGCGCTCGTCTGGACGCAGGTTATGAGCACAAATTGTCGTCAGTTTGCCGGGGCTGTATACAACATGTCCACCGCTCCTGAGTGGTACTTCGCCGATGGCATCGTGGTCCACAACTGCACGTCGATTCCGATTGTCCCCGGCGCTGAGAACATCCAGATGGAGCCCGCGTACTCGTGGTTTGACAGGCAGTCTACAGAGACGCAGCGCGCCATGATGGGGCCGACGAGATTCGACTTGTATCACCGTGGCGAAATCGGCTGGAAAGACCTCGGCCATCGCGTCCAAAACCCGACATGGGGACCGTCTCCACAGGTGGTACCCGTCAAAGACCTAGCCGCCGCTCAGACGGCAGCGGCATAAATGAGGAGTAGCTGAGATGGCTAACGACCCTGTACCGAATCCCGACCCGCAGAACGTCCCGACCGCAGACCCGCCAGCGAGTGACCCGCCCGCAGTCCCGGCCGACCTCGACGCCTACCTCGCGACCCTGCCCGAAGAGCAGCGCACATTGGTAGACAAGCTGCGCACCGACTGGCACGATGGTCAGGTCACTGGCCTCAAGAGCGCGCTGACTAAAGAGCGCGAGGCCGCGTCTGAAGCTACCAAGGAATTGCGCAAGCTTGCCAAGGAGGCCGACGAGAAGACGGCCGCCGCGCTCAACAAATTGGCCGATGATAAGGACGCGGTGAACGAGTCGCTGCGCAGAGAGTCGGCCTTCTATCACGACGCGGCTATCGCTGGCATCCAGCCCGGCATGATTGACCGTGCTTGGCTGCTCTGCCGAAATGCCGACTACTTCACGAAGCGCGGAGACCCGGATATCGCTGCCATGAAGGCCGAGATACCGGAACTTTTCGCCGCCCCGCAGACCACGACGCAGACGAATGCCGGTACAGGTACTCGGCAGCAGCCGGCCGTGAAAGAGGATTTCAACACCAACCTACGCGGCGCGCTGAAGCCGCAATAACACAGGAGCTACACAATGGGATACAGTGACATTCTCTCCACCGCCGACGCTCTGGCACTCATGCCGACTGAGCAGCGGATGGAGATTATCCAGTCCACCTTGGACAATGGGTTTCTTTTCACTCACGGCCGGCGTCTGCGCAACTTGACGAAGGCGACTGCCACTCTGAAAGTTTCTAGCGAGCTTGCCCTATCGCAGTGGGTAGACGCGCCGTCTGGCGAGAATCACGGCGGCCTGATTGAGTCCACTACGACCGGTTGGGAAGACGTCATTATGTACGTCGCCAAGGTCGCGTCGTTCGTGGTGCTCGACCAGGACACTATCGACGACACCGACATCGACATCTTCCAGAAGTGCAAGGATCAGGTTTCGGGAGACATCCCGCGTCTAGTTGATGCGGCTGCGCTTGCTGGTACCAATGCTCCTACCGGCTGGCCGGTAGGAGGCATCTATACGCACGCTGTGAATGCTGGCAACAGTGTCGCTATCGGTACTGGCGATGACATCTATAGCGACGTTATCGGTATGACCGATGACACTACGACCGGCGTATGGGGCAAGGTCGAGGCCGATGGTTACGAGCCCAGCGCAGCTTGTGGCGCTATCAGCATGAAGTCGCAGCTTCGCGGTTGTCGCTCCACTGATGGTGTGCCGATCTTCAACCGCGTACCCGGTCAGGGTATGGCCTATGAGCTGGACGGCGTTCCGGTCATGTTCCCCAAGCACGGCGGGTTCCCCACGACCACCACGAACCTCATCGTCGGCGACTTCGCGAACGCTGTTTGGGCGATGCGCAAGGAACTCGAGATGAAGGTCATTACGAGTGGCCCGATTGTCGACGCCGCTGGCAATAACATCGTGAACTTGGCTCAGCAGGATTGCGTGGCGCTGCGCTTCATCATGCGCCTTGGTTTCGCCCTGCCGAACCCCATCAATCAGACGCAGAAGACCAAGGCTAGCAGAAGCCCCTTTGGAGTGTTAACAGTCTGATAGGAGCATGATGCAGCGATTCCTAGACAAGGTGGACCAGGACGGACCTAACGGGTGTTGGGTGTGGACTGCAGCACGTACCCCCAAGGGATACGGCTGCTTCCGATTCGGCAACCGAGGAGGTGCTCGGGCTCATCGAGTGTCTTACGAATTGTTCGTCGGGCCGATTCCTGAGGGATTGCAGGTGAACCATCACTGCGACAATCCCTCGTGTGTCAACCCGGATCACCTGTACGTAGGAACGCAGAAGCAGAACCGACAGGATGCCGTTCTCCGCAATCGCACCGCCAAAGGGGCGGATAACGGCATGTACACGCATCCCGAAACGCGCATGTATCTCAATCGTAATGTCAACTCGAAACTGACCCCCGAGCAGTACGAAGAACTGTTCGACCTGCGTCGTCAGGGCTGGAGCTACGGTCGATTGGTCAAGCGGTTCGGAATCACCAAGCAATCCGTAGCCTCGCTGCTGCGGAAACACAACATCCAAGTCCAGACCGAACAATAACGGTAGGACGGACAAAGGAGCAACATGGGTCTGTACCCAAAGAATCTGAAGGAGTTTGTGGCGCTCTGCGGTGTTCCGCGCGCCCACGACTCCAAGGTGTTCATCGTGGACACCGAGCATGGCAGCGACAGCAATATCGGCACGTCGTTTGACCGGCCGCTCCTGACGCTTGAGGCCGCTTACGCGCTCTGTACCGCCGACCGTCACGATACGGTGCTCTTTGTGGCTCGTGACACGGCGGACAACCCCTCTGCTGCCATCACGTGGGGCAAGGACTACACCCACCTGATTGGCGTCGGTTGCGACCTTCCGGGCCTTGGACAACGTTGCCGCGTTGTGACTCAGGCTGCCACGGCTGCAAGCCCGGTTATCACCTTCTCGAAGACTGGCTGCATTGTCAAGAATATGCAGTTCAACAATGAGAAGGCTGCCGGGGCTGCTTCCGGAGTGGCTGTCGTCACAGGTTCACGTAACTACTTCGAAAACGTGTTCTTCATGGCACCAACGGCTAGCGATGCGGCTTCGTACTCGCTGAAGATGAGCGGTTCTGAGAACGTCTTCAAGGACTGCACCATCGGTCAGTTCACGAACTTCCGCTCCGAGGCCAGCTATGGTCTGTGGCTCACCGGTACCGGCGTCTGCCTGCGTAACACGTTCCGCGATTGTCGTTTCCTTTCGTGGGGCGGTGGAGCGGGTGGCGACCACGTTGCTGTATGGGTGGACACCACGGTTGACGTCCTGCCGTGGTCTATCGAGTTTGACCGCTGCCTGTTCCACAATAACTACTACGGCGGCACCATCCTCGCCCAGGCTATCAACGACGACTCCACTGCAGCCGGGCATCAGATTATCCTGCGTAATGGTTGCGAGGTGTACGGGTTCACTGCCGTCGGCAGCACGCTGACCTATACCTTCAACGCCGAGATGACCGGTACTAAGAGCGGCGTGCTCGGGGCCGTCCTGAACGAATCCTAACTGACTCATTGAGCGGCCCCGGGAATCCGCCCGGGGCCGCATGAAAGGACAGAAACATGGCTCTTGTTTCGCACACTACCAAGCGGGGCGTTCTCTCGTTTGAACTGACCGGACAGGCCGCACATACGGCCGACGCTGCCGGTACTCTGGGCTACATCCAGAACCCCGAAGACGTGCCGATTATCGTCACCAACTGCTTCGTCTACGGCAAGACGAACTCCACTGGAGCTGCCGACCTCACCATCGGTGCCGCCACTACCGTGGCTGGCGCTCACGACACGACCGAACTCTTTGCGGCTGCTGCTCAGGCTGCGTCTGAGGGCACGGCGATTGTCGGACATGACGTTGGCGATGCTGCCGACACCCTGCCCGTTGTCGATACCGATGCATACATCTGCGCCTACGCGTCGGCTGACACGACCGGTTACACCGGCACTGCCTATATCGAGTACGTCAAGGTCATCTAAGACACATGGCCACTCAGCGGACACACGTAGTCAGTCCAGAGGTAGCTTCGGCTACCGCAGTTCACGCTGCCATCACACTGACGACTGTGCCGCAGACCATCACCACTGGTATCACTGACCCCGATGTCTGCCGCGTCCTGTCCATCACGGGCAACGCGGCGGGCATCGTGGGTAACGTCACGCTCAACGTGACAGACGCGAATGGTGAGGCAAACGCCGACGTAATCGCCCTTGCAGGCGTCGCCACAGTATTGGGCGTTGTCGGGACGGCCACTCTCACTAGTATCGAGCTGCCCGCGCGTACTCATGCGGGTGACACGGTGTCCATCGGTTACGGCGACGTGTTCGGACTCGTGGGGCACATCGCTGACACCACAGACGTGACGCTTGCCGAGCGCAAGGCCACAGGTGCCACCGTCTACACCGCAGAGGCAGTCGGCGCTGTCAACGAGACGTACTCTACCGTCGCCGCTGTCATCCTCGCGGGCGATACGATGCAATGGACCTACCTTGACCGTGGCCTAGACGGGCAGGACGTGTCGACGCTCCGGCGCATGGTTGCCGAGCCGACCACGACTACCTACTCAGACTCGCTGCTCTCGGAGTACATCGGCAAGTATCCACTCACGGACTCCTACGGATACGAGCCCGACGAAACAAGCTGGACTCCGACCTACGATCTCAACCGCGCGGCCTCTGTCATCTGGTACGAAAAGGCCATGCTCTACGTGGGTGACTATGCGTTCACGGCCGATGGCTCAACCTTCCATCGCGAGCAGGCATATGCGCAGGCGATGAAGGCCGCGAGCCGGTACGCCTCCATGGCCGCCCCCGCCTCCCTCACCGTCCGCATGCAGCGCGACTACGAACGCGACTACCAGTCGAACTACTGGCGCGACGGCCTGCGTGGGGATGAGAGCTACATTGTGAATCTGGCAGAGGACGACGATGACTAAGCGCGGACATGAAAGAGCCGCCCGGAGGCGGCTCGGTGGATGGTGGGTGTGGGGTGACTCAGTACCGCTTAGCGATGAAGCCCTCGCGCGTCTTCCAGCACGCGAATTCGGTGGTGTCTTCGGCCGTGATAACGCTCCCGTCGTCATGCTTCCATGTGGTCGTGTAGACACCATCCTCGATCTTGGTGTCGATGTCCGCCGTGTTTGCCATGTTGCGGCGGGATTGCGTGAGCTTCATCGTACCCTCCTGCGTCGACTTCATGCTCTCAGTATACCCCTCGTCAACGCCATGTCAACCTTTTTCGCAAAGTTGTCGGAATCGGCAATCGCATGACCTTCTCAGCCTCAGAAGTCGCAGCCCTCGCCGCAACTCAAACCGCATGGATGCAGGATGCCTGCCAAATCGGCGCGCTCACGCAAGGCGTTGACTCTGCGGGCGGGCCGACAAGCACCTACACCTATGCGGCAGAGGTTGCCTGCGGCGTGAACACGCATCCTGGCCGAGGCGCACAAGGCCGCTTCTACGATTCGGACGGCACCTACTGGCACGCAGACGCCGAGATTCGCCTGCCGCTCGGGACTACTATCGCATTCTCAAGCCGCGTGCGTCTCACTAAGCGCATGGGCACGGCCGTGACGAACGTGGACTATGACCTTTTGCGTGTGCCTGAAGTCGGCGTGTCCTGCATCGTCCTCTACTGTCGGGCGGTGAGCACCTAATGGCCGGCGGCTTCATGACCATGCGCGTGATCAGCGACGACATACTCGTGGCGAAGCTCGAAAAGGCCATGGCCGCGACGGTCATCATGCAGCCGACCGCCTTGCAAAGTGCTGGCCTGCTGGTAGAGCGGCGCGCAAAGCAAATCGTGGTCGAGAAAGACGTCATTGACACCGGCAACCTGCTCGGCAACATCGTGACGAAACCTCCGGATGGGGACTCAATCGAGATTGTGAGTCAGGCCGACTACTCCGTGTTCAACGAGTTCGGCACGTACAAGATGGCGGCCCGTCCCTACATGCGCCCTGCCCTTGACGAGACGAAGCCGGAGATTGAGAAACTGATAGGCACGATGTTCATTGCCGAGGTTGGGGCGGTGCTCAGTGGGCTTTGACGATACCGTGTACGGCGCATTGTCCGCTGTTTGCTCAGGACGCCGTTACAGGCTGGAAAGGCCCGCAAGCCCTACCTACCCTCTGGTGGTGTACAACGTCGTTTCTAACCCCCGCGAGCAGTGTTTCGGGGCAACTCAGGCCGTGGCCGTCAGTCACCCGCGCTATCAGTTCACGGCATGGGCTCAGAACCAAGCCGATGCGGACACGACGATAGCAGCGGTCATCACGGCCCTACGCGCAATGACGGTACCGGTCCTGCTCGTGAACGAGTACCAGCTACGCGAACCCGAGGCGGGTCTGTACCGCCGTGACTTGGACGCGGTGATTACACATGCAGGTGAGTAACAGGGACCTGATAGCGAACCTCCTGGCAATCCGCACGACCGTTGACAACACACTGCGCCTGCTCAACGGCATAGAGGAACAGTCGCAGACATCGAGCGACCCCGAGATTTGCGAACATCCGAACAAGAAAAAGGCAATGGGCGGATTTTGGTTCTGCCCGGACTGCAAGACCGAAGGAAAGGACGAGGCAGATG